AAGTATGTTGACAATCATTTAGGCGGTGGTAAAATAAAAGAAGGTACAACTTTTAGAGAAAGATTAATGTCATTATACGAAGGTGATAGAGCAGCTCATTATAAGAGTGCAACTAAACCAGAAGAGTATGATGAAAAGCAAAAGTCTTCTAAAGGTGCAATGGACATGATGAAAACACCAAAGACTGTTGAAGCCGATGGTATGAAAGCTGCAAAAGATACTGCAGCTGCTATTAGGAAAAGTGCACCTGGAAAGAAGATGAGAAAAGGTGATCAGAACAAAGGTGATCTTAGTATTAAGCCTAGTGCAACACCCGTAAAAGATCCATCTGCAAAAATAATTACAGCTGAGGAGTATGGAATGTTCGGTAAGAAAATATCTAATAATTTATTAAATGCAGTTGCAATGGTAGAAGACATGAATAAAATACATACTGTTGATATCGATCACATGACAGGTACTGCTGGTTCACATGAAAAAAAACATGGTATTACTTTAAAGAAAAGTAAAAACTATGATAATACACGAGGAATGATGGGAACTAACGCAACTGGTACTAAAGCTAACTTACAAAAATATTTAAAGAAACATTATGATGGGGATCATAAAGACATGCATCCTGAAATTTATAAGTAAAGGATAAGTATAATGCAATCATCTAATCCATTATCAAAAAATTTATTAAATGCAGTCTATCAAGTAACGAATGAAGATGTATCTTATCATAAAGCGATGAAGAATGCTCACAACACACATAGTTATGCACATGAAAATGAAGTAACTAATGATGGCCATTCAGATCATGATTATGCTGGAAATGAACACGGCGAAGCTGCTAATCATCATCAAAAAGCTATGGATGCTCATAAAAAGCATGGTGGCGATTCACCACAATATAAGAAAGCAGCAGCTGCAGCTCATAAACAAACTGCTGTAGCTCATGATTCTAGTAAAGATGCTGGTAAATTTAAAAAGACAGCAAAGCCTGGAACTAAGTTTCCAAAAAAACTAAATTAAAAGAGGAAAACTAATTATGGCTATATCACCACCAAATTATCAAAAAGATGCTATTCCAACTCCTCAGGGTTGGAGGCATCCTAGAACTGGAGAGCTCTTAGTTTCTATGAAAATATCCGAAGCTGCGATTAATGAGTACTTAGGCGTTAGTCCTGAGCCACAAATGTTAAAAGAAGCTCCTACTAATTTTCAAGAAGCTAAAGTCGAACTTATGGTTGAAGACAATTTACCTAGTGAATACGAAAGTATGACAAAGGCTGAATTGGAATCAATAGGAAGAGATAACGGTGTTGAACTAGACAGAAGAAAATCAAAAGCAGCATTAATACAAGAATTAAAAGAGATACTTTAATAATTGAATATATAATTTTATGATGATTTTTAAAGAACTGACTGAAAAAAACTTGTTCTTATACGCAGCTAAGCATTATAAGAATCCTAAGTTTGCTGACATTGAAGAGTTTTATGAAGACTTAAAAAGATTTAAGTATATAAAGCGATTATTAAATCGTTATATAGAAACAGATGATCTAGCTTATAGATTATTGTTAAATCATTTTATAGTTGTTTTTAATGTTTTTGGTATTGAAGCTGCTCTTGAAATATTAGAATTAAAACTTGAAAAACAACATTGGCCGATTGTAAAACCGTTTTTAATTTTTTTAAGTTATATAAAAAATGATCAATATATTGGTGTTACTATGGATCCATACGTTGTAGATAAGTTAAGGAAAATTTAATGGGAATACTTAAAAGTGCAGCTGATACAGTATACGCATTTCGTTTTATACGAATGATGGTTATGGATTGGAAAAACTGGGACGCTTATAAAGAAGGACTTATTGACGAAAATGGTAAAAGAAATAAGGACGTGAAAATTGACACATCTGACAAAAGGTCTGCTTATACTCCTTTCGTTCGCCTTGTGGCTAACATCAAAAGGCTCGTCGCAAAGCTTCCAGGAGGTGGAAGTAAACTCGGATCTTTTGCGTCAGCGCTTTATCTCGTTAAGGAAAAAGCAAATATCGGTGAAAAAGGATTAACAGATATCTGTGAGAAATGTAATATAGACATATTAGATTTTTTAAATGAAAACAATCAGTGGTTTTTATTAGAAAATAAACAGTTATCACCAGGCATGTATAGAGTACAAAATTCTAAATTATTAAATAAATCATGTAATGAATTAGTGTGGGCTAAAGATCAAGTAAGAATAAAAGAAGAGTGTTATCCTATAGGAGACGTTTTTGGTATAGACATATATGAAGCAACTCATATAAAAACAAACCAAGATATTTACGTGGCGGCTGGAGAGTTGATAAGATGAGAATTTCTGGAAGAGCTAAAGGCGATAAAATAACATCTTACACACACGCAGTTGTACAACCAAACGCACCTAAGTCTAGATATATAATGAGCTATCACAGTAGTGAAAAAAAAGCAAAAGAATATGTAGATAAGTATTCAAAGCACATTCCTGGTGGATTAGATATAATCAAAAAAACAGGTAAGAGCACAAAAACAGATTATTTTAATGAAGAGGATACTTCCATGGAAGAAAAAAATAAAGGTCTTTGGCATAACATACATATGAAAAGAAAACGTGGAGAAAAGATGCGTAAAAAAGGTGACCCGGGCGCACCCACACAGGCTGCATTAAAGTCAGCACAAGGTAAAACTGAAGACATGACATCTACTGCTTCAATACCAAATCCTGCAGATACAGCAATGGGTCCTCGTATTAAAACAACCACTATGCATGATAAACGTAGAAAAAAAGATCAGTTTCCAGTACTACTAAAAAGATTTAGAAAATATATAGAAGATAATGGCTAGGCTATATCTTTTAATATTTATTGTCGGCATAATTGGTATAGTAGGTTATGGCGCTAAATATTATTATGACACTACACAGAACAGAATAGCTATTCTTACAAAGAATAACACTAAGTTAAAAGTAGCAATTGAAACATCTGAAAAAAGTATTAATAATTTAAAAGTTAATATTGCTAAGATGGCCACTTTAAACAAAGCACTACAAGTTGATTTACAAAAAGCCGAAGCATATAGAGATGAATTAAGATCTAAGTTAAGTAAATTAGATTTAGTAGTTGAAGCTTTAAAAGATTCAAAAGTTTTAGAAGGAAAGATGAATGGCGCAAGTTATACATTGTGGCAAGGTATCATGGAAGAAACTGGTAATACTAATAAGTCTGATAAGCCTAGCTGGTTGCAGCGGCCTCAGGATGGAACCGGAAATAAAGACGGTAACAAAGATAGAACAAATAACAATACCAGTAGTAGCGAGACCAAAGCCATTAAACCTTAGTGATACAAGAGTATTTGTAGTCACAAAAGATAATTATGAAGAGTTTGTAAAAGACTTTAAAGAAGTTTATGGCGAATTAGCTTACGTTGCGTTAAGTATGAAAGATTATGAAAACTTGGCAATCAATATTGCAGAGATGAGAAGATACTTAAACCAACAAAAAGAAATTATAGTATATTATGAAAAGGCAGCAAAACCTAAAGAGGAGAAAAAATAATGGACTATATTTTAGATCAACTTATCACTTGGTGGCAATTCACTGTTGTAGGCGTATTAATCATTATTGGCTGGTTAATTAATAGACTTGGTATAGATCAAGAAAATGATATTATTGGATTTAAATACGATGCTATGCCACAACTAAGACCTATTGCAATACCAACAAAAGGAAAAGGATTTTGGTCTGCAATTTGGATGTGGTTAATGGGTACAAGGCATTGGGAAGTTGCTGCAGACTGGTCATTCACAATTCAAGGTAATAAATATATTATTCCACAAGGATTTAAATTTGATGGCGCATCTATTCCTAAATTCTTGCACACATGGTTATCTCCAACTGGAGTATTATTGATGGGTGGATTGGTGCACGATTATGCTTATAAGTATGAAACATTATTAAAATCAGATAAAAAGAAAACTATGGGTAAAATTAATCAGAAAAAAGCAGATCAAATATTTAGAGATATTAACATTGAACAAAACGGTTTTCACTTTCTAAACAATCTAGCATATTGGGCCTTAAGAATTGGTGGCTTTGTAGCATGGAATGGACATAGAAAAGTGAATGCTAAAATAGGAGAATAATATGAACGTAGGCGAACAAATAATATTAGCGGCTAGAAAACAAGCCGAAGGTGAACTTGAAATTCACAAAGCAAATATCGAAGTATATAGAACTATGCCAGCTGGTATAGGTGAACACGGCGACATTACAGAAGCAGTAATGGCAGAACTAGATAAGATGTCAGCAGCGTATGACAGAATTGAAATGATTGAAAAATTCTTTTCGAAAAAACACAATTAATTCCTTTACAAAACTAGTTTTTTAATATATAATAGATACAATAATCAAAAAAGATAAGAGGGATAGAAATGCAACAATTTGTTGACACAAGGAATTTTTTGTCTGAAACTAAGTTTTACGAAGGCTATTCTCGTTATATGGAAAGCGATGGTAGATACGAAACTTGGGATGAGGCAGTAGATCGTGTAATAGACATGCACGAACAAAATTATATTACTAATAATAACAGATTACAACCATTTGTAGAAGAAGCTCGTACTGCATATAAAGAACAACGCGTTCTTGGTGCACAACGTGCTTTACAGTTTGGTGGTGATCAATTAATGAAACATCAAATGAGGATGTATAATTGTACATCGTCGTATGTAAATAGACCAGAATTTTTTGGTGAAGTATTTTATATATTATTATGTGGTGCAGGTGCAGGGTTCTCTGTACAAAAACATCATATTAAGAAATTACCAAAAATTCAAAATAGAACTAAACAAGCGAAAGGTTACATTGTTGAAGATTCAATAGAAGGTTGGGCTTCAGCATTAGACATATTAATGTCATCTTTCTTTGTAGGTGGAGGTAAATATCCAGACTATGAAGGAAGAAGAGTATTTTTTGATTTATCGCAAATAAGACCTAAAGGCGCAAAAATATCTGGTGGATTTAAAGCACCAGGACCTGAAGGCTTACGTAAATCATTAGATAAAATAGAACACTTACTTCAAGGTATTGTAATAGATTCCAAAGAACCAAGTGAAATTAAACCTATAAATGCATATGATATCACAATGCATGCAGCAGATGCAGTGTTATCTGGTGGCGTAAGAAGATCTGCCACTATTTGTCTTTTCTCACCAAATGATGAAGAAATGATGAATGCTAAAACTGGTAATTGGTTCATGGAAAATCCACAAAGAGGCAGGTCTAATAACTCTGCAGTTATTGTAAGAGATAAGACTACTCCCGAAGAGTTTGGCAAAATTATGGAATCAGTCAAACAATTTGGAGAACCAGGATTCGTCTTCGTTGAATCTACAGAACATACTACAAATCCATGCGTGGAAATTGGTATGTATCCGCAGATTAATAAAAAGTCAGGTTGGCAAGGTTGTAACCTAACTGAAATCAATGGAGGGAAATGCAATACCGAGGAGGACTTTTATAAGGCATGTCGAGCAGCGTCTATCCTCGGTACCCTACAAGCTGGGTACACAGACTTTAAATTCTTATCAGACACATCAAAAAAGATTTTTGACAGAGAAGCTTTACTTGGTGTATCAATCACTGGATGGATGAATAATCCTGATATTCTTTTCAATGAAAAGATACTTGAAAAAGGTGCAGAGATTGTTAAAGAAGTTAATAAAGAAGTTGCAAGCATTATTAAAATTAATCCTGCAGCAAGAACAACATGTGTAAAACCAAGTGGTAACGCTTCAGTGTTATTACAAACTGCCTCAGGTATTCATGCAGAACATTCTAATATGTATATACGTAATGTTCAAATGAATAAAGAATCTGAAATCACACAAGCTATTATGAAGCAAAATCCGTATATGGTAGAAGAATCAGTTTGGTCATCTACTGGTACAGATGTTGTTGTTTCATTTCCAATAATACC